CACTTGTGGTGGTATTCTACCACAATACTCGTCAAGTTGCATAACCTCTTCTATTTTGAGATCAGCACCTTGTTCTCTCCAAAAATCTATTAGAGCATTGTTGCTATTCTTATGAAAGATTTCTATATGTTCTTCATGTATAGCAGATCCCATGTCTAATCTATAGTTGAACAAGGGAGTAGAGTATGACTTGCCACTGTCAAGTATCAAGTCTTCCGAGACTGCTCTCGGTCTGATGTTTTGATCGATTTTCCACTGCGATCCTCTTTGGTGTAACCTGAGGAGCTTAGTTGCATGATGACGAGTAATAAGGTAGCAAGCAGCAGAAAAGTCATTGATAAACCTGTGGTGTAACTTCAATGTAATACCATTAGGATTTATTATAGTAAGTTGTAAAGCATCAAAGTTTATAGGAACCTTTCTTCTTACATCCTTCCACTTGAAATCCCAATGTTTTGCTGTAGATAAATCTACATCATCTTCCATAATCATAATCTCATCGAGGTCAGTTTCCTCAACGAAATATTTTATGGCATTAAGATGAGTCATAACACAAGCACACTCACCATCATTCATACTTGGTGGCACTGTACCCTTGAGGTATGACTCAAACTCTCCACCATCTATACCTGCGATACGATGGTGATCTGTTATGTCCCAGTAATCAAACTGGTCTTCCATATACTTCTTACGATCTGGAAACCTATCAAGGTTGATCCATAATACCTTAGGAAGACCTGCTAATTTATACGCTGACTTGTTCTTGTCCATTACGAACCTTTATGTAATCAACATTTGCATAGTAATCTATCAATTGATCCTTATTATAGAACTTCAATACTTCCCATAACTTTTTATTGTCCTCACAATGTGGATTGTTGAACCAAGAATTAGAAGTTCTCTTATGTTCTAGATGGTATATAAGATCATCTACTCTAGCAACTTGTCCTACCTGATTGAACCTATGATATCTTTCATCATCTTCATATCCATATGCAATGAATCCTTCATGCTCTCCACCAAACTTCTTATATGATTCTGTATTAAAGAACTGTACAAATCCAAACTTAGCATCCCATCTTCTAAGGTTGTTGAACACCTTGAAGTTATAGTTAGTAGAAATAAAGTTACTTACCTCATCATCAGTTGCAGTTACCTGATACTGATAATTACCATACCCATAAGGATAAACTAAATCTGCTTTAGGAGATCCCTCAACAGTATCATTACCATTGACAATCAGATTCTGTGCAAGAATATAACTATCGATTGGTAACATAATGTCAGCATCATAGTTGACAGTTACAGGTGTCTTAACCTGCCATAACATATCATTGAGAAGTCTTGTTCTATGGAAAGCATACTCATCAGTTTTTTCAAATTGATGGTCAATACAACGCAACTCTTTACCACTAAGAACTTGTTCTAACTGAGGTACAACCTGAGTATCAAAGACTGATTCCTTATCAAACTCTTTGATAATTATATTCGTATCAAAGTTGCGTAAAAGATATACGAGGACAGTTATAATGTTCCTCATTCTGTCATCAGTATCAATCCTCAAGGGAATGATAAAGGTACATTTTGTTAGATCAAACTTAGCCAATTTTTGAATCTCAAATCCGTTGTGATGTGTTGGGTCTTTTTCCATTAAATTACCTCCCAGTTATTGCAATAAAGGTCAGATGTGTTGTGAGCAGAAGTGTATCCAGTTCCGAACCACTTCTTAGGTGCAATGATTCTCTTCTTATCATTCTTAGATAACCAAGAACCCCACCATGAGAAGGAAGAGTTGGCAATGATAAAGTCACTACACAGTGACATCATGCACAAGTCAGTTAGGTTATCCTCGCCTTCTGAAACAAGGAACCTATCTTGTTTGAAAGTTTCTCGGCACCAATTGGAATCATCGGAAAAGATAACAACAGTGCGATCACCATCAAATCTAGAGAGAGCGTCTTCATAATACTCCTGAGAACAAGGTGGATGATTGTCAGAATTAGTTATATAATCACCTCGTCTGACATGCAAGGCGATAGGATTATCTAGGGAAGATATCATCTCCTTACATGGTGTAAAGATATGATTCTTAAACTCAAAGTCTTCTCTTATAGAAGATTCAATATCTTGAAAGTATTTTGTACTCTGTAGATATGCATAGACGTTATGTCCATCAGGCATATTGATAAACAAATTGTTATCAAAATGAAAGTGTGCCTCCTGTACATAAGGTCCAGGACACACACCAATGTTAGTAAGGTTCTTTAGTTTGAATGCTTCAAACAACTGATGATCGTTCCATTCATCTTTGAAATCACTAGGAGGTATCATAAAATCAAAACCACGATTAGCAGCAATGCCTCGTAGTCCAGCATACTGGAACATCTGGTTACCCAGTCTTCCATGTCTTCCTAAGTGGTTGAATCCTATAGTCATGCTGAATGCTTCTTCTTCAAGTAATCAATCTCCTCTGGTATGAGGTGTTCGTTTGACCTTTGTGTCTGGTTTCTATGTTCTCTATTTGAGATATGATAATCGTTGATCACCACTGGGTCTCCATGATATTTATAGAGTCTGTAATACATATCACAGTCCATCAACATGACCAACTTCTCATCAAAAAATTCTCCAAGACCATTCCTAACAGCAAGAATTGAAGGAGAACTAAGAGTGTTGACACCCTCCAATAATCTCTCGTTGTAAACTGGTAGCTTTGGGTTGTAATGTGTCTTACCATCATCTATAGTATGAGCGAAACCACTTACAGCCCATGATACATCATGAGTGAATGCTTTGTCAAGTTCTTCAGTAAGATTCTTAGTAAGAATGAAGTCATCAGAGTATAAAACTTTTATTATATCTCCTTCACCCATCCTCATTGCATTGTTAGTATTGACAGAGATATTACCCTCTGATGCTTTCTGATAAGTTATGTTTAGTATATCCCAGTAGTCATTCAGAGCTCTGAGTATTCTCTTCTCATCCCCTTGATGTGATACACACAACTCAAAATCTTTTGTAGTCTGTTGAGATAATGGATACAATATATCAAACATATATTGCTCACACCTTGAATGATCATGAGTAGGAATACAATAACTTACTCTCATTGATCAAGAACTACTTCATATGGTTGACATGAATAACTTCTAAGAGCACTTCTAAGTTCATTAGGTATACTCTCATGTATATACCAGTCTTCCATACAGCAAGGACCATTGTGTATTTGGAACCCTACTAAATCATACCCATGCTTTGAAAATATATCACGATGTGCTACCGTATCACCCCACTGACGATACATATCATGCTCATAAGTAATACAGTTGAATGATAACTTATCTAATGGAAACTTCTTTAGAACTTCTAGAGTAACTTCTGGTGGTTCTAAATCAAATGATAGGTAGTCCATGTGATATGGTAGATCAAACTTATCACATGCTGCAACATAATCTACTGCATTAGCATCATCAACAAACAAATGTGTATTGGGTCTCTCACCCATCCACATCTTACATAACTCCTCATCTAACTCTACAGAAAATCCCCTCCAATTATATTTCTCTTCTAACAACCATGTGTTGTTACCTATCTTGGGTTGACCACCTCCAATCTCAATAAAGGTTCCATCTCTTTTAGCATCATTCACAACTAAAGCAAATACATCTTGCCATACTTGAGAATAATTATGAGTTAGATCCTTCATACCTTCAGGTTGTACCTTTAGATACTGATAGTCTTTATGAAACCAGTTAGTCTGATTAGATCCGTTAAGTGGCATTGTTCACAGTCTCAATAATTTTTCTAGTTAGTCTTGGTACTACATCATTATCACTATGAAACTTCTTAGCAATCTCATAGTTCTTCTCCACTGCTTCAAGTCTATTAGCATAACTATCAGCATCTAAATGCTTGATGATAGTTTCTAACTCTTCAATATCATTGAAGGTAATGACACCATCCATACTAAACCAGTCACCTATGTTAGGGCAACCATAGTATATGGGTACAGTCTTAGAAGCAAAACAATCAATTACTTTCTCTGTAAAATAATTCTTCTGCTTTGAGTTCTCCACTGCTATATGAAACTTAGAAGTTTCAAAAAAATCATTCCGTCTATGATGAAACGGTGGAGACATGTGACTATAATACTGCAGACCATTAGATACGTCAACCCTCTTCAATAATTCAAAGATATCTAATCGTAACTTATGACCTACACTCTGACTCTTATTGCTAGTAACAAACGAAACGTTGTTTGTCTTATTGATCTTTAGATCTTTGAAGTCTAACCAACTAGCACCCCACTCAAATAATTCTGCAGTAGGATACTTGTCTAATATAGACTGTGTAAATGTGTATATCTTGTCAAACTTATATGCATTCCTCAATGCACCTTCACTAACAGTAGGTAATATTGCTAACGGTTCAGCAAGAAATAATATCTTATAATCTGCATTCTCATTACATGCAAGATTGTCAATAGATATGCTGACTTGTTTCTCAAAGTCCAGTCCTCGATCAACCCAAGGGTTCCACCATAGGGGATAAAAATGTGCTGCTTTCATCGTATGTCTTGGAAATGATAATGGAATCCAAAGGTTTCAATACCGTCATGCTCTGGACAGTGTACTTCCTTTGAAAATTTAGCCGCCACACTGACGGGAGCATACACACATCCTTGTTCCGTGAAGATGTGTCTGTTGTG